GAATCGGGTTTATTATCCGAATCATCAATTGAGAATCCAAAGAGTTTCGCCATTGTATAACTATTTTTCTTTTATTATAGCACTATTTATCAGTTTTAACTTATGCTTTCTCCTCCAGCATTATCACCGACACCTTTGATTGATTCAAAGTATAGTACTTGTAATTCTACCGTAAACTCCTCTATTGTGTCAACTGTTTCATAAGATAAATCAACCTGACTGATTTGTGTTGGGAAAACATCATAGAATCTGTAACTTCTTAATGTAGATCCGTCACGATCAAGTTGATGAACATAAGCATCTTCCTGATAATCTGCTGGATTATTAGTACCAGTAGCATCAGATAATCTATTAATTGAGTTCATCCACTTCTCAAAAGCAGAACGAATTGAAAAATCAGTATCGTTAATAACTGTGATAGTCCATGTATCGAATGTTCTATCTCCTGCTATTTTTAAAATTCTTCCTCTAAAGTTAACATCAATTGGAGTAATGTTAGAAGCAGGTAAGGCAGCTGCCTTAACTAAGAATCTTGCCTTATCCTTCACATCGTTGTCGATTGCGATTTCCTCTGGGAAAGCAAGTTCGACTTCAAATAGATTCGGTCTTGCACCACCACCAACTAACTTACTTTTAAAGTCAGTGATTCTTCTTAAAGGTGGTCTATTAAATTGGGTTGCCATTTTCTTTAATTACCTCGTTAAACAGAACCGACTACTTCCTCGAATGATACACCTGTTCGTGTAGCAACGAAGGTTAGACCGATGAAGTTAATGGATCTTGCAGGTTTAATGAATATGTCTGCGACAAATTCATTATTATCTATGATTGCAGCAGTGTTATTTGTTTCGTCACAGATAACTCTGAAATCAAAGATTCCTCGTTTTGCCTGTACATCACGAAGGAATGGTTCAACAATGTTTACAAAGTTTGTTCTTGTAATCTCATCGTTAAATTCAAACATTTGATCTCTTGCGGCTGAAGAGATTGCATTTTCAAGGAAAATAAACAATCTACGAACATTTATTCTATCGAATGCTGATGCTTTTCCAAGTCCTGTCTTATCACCAAACAGAATTATTCCTCCGCCAGGTGAGAAGATGATTGGGTTTATTCTGTTAGAATACAATTTATCTCTTTGTGTTTGAGATGGATTGTATGTCAATTTAACTGCGTTAAGTATTGCACCTCTTGCAGTTCCTGCTGGTGAGAACCAAGGGAAGTTGTTAATGTCATTTCTTGCACATAATCCTGCAATGTCTCCATTCATTGGAACATATCTGAATGTATCTGCGAAACGATCATACATGTATTTGTAACTTCCATCAAACACTGCGAATGATGATGACGTTACAGGAGCAAAGAATCCAACAACATTATCTGTAATTTGTTCATCCTTAAAGACAGTTACTGAACCTGCACTACCATCACTGAGGAATGCACCTCGATGTGGTGATACAAATGCAACTGCATCTTTTCTTATCTCTGCAACAGAGATAATTTTATTTGCTAATGATTGTGCTGTTTCTTTGGTATGATTACCAGAACCCATTAGAATGAAGTCTGCTGAGTTGAGATTGTCATCTTCAAAGAGTTGATATCCTGCTGCAAGTCCAGCTAAAGTAACTTGGAATGCACCAGTTGCTTCTTCATCTGTTCCACCATTATAGTTTTTACCACCAGTTAATGTTAATGTTGTTGCACCAATACCAGCAAATCTAATGCCTTGTGCATTCTGATCCCAACCTACATCACTTGAAAGATTGAAAGTACCAGATGCAAATGATGTTGTAACAATTCCTGCAGGTGCTCCACCAGCAAAGATATTTGATGAATTATTATAAGTATACTTTCTCCAATATGAAGGTGAACCTAATGAATACTCACCATCTTTTGCTTTTGAAAGTGATAAGTGCTTCTCTAAGATAGTACCTGCATTACCCGATACTTCACCAGTATCATCAATAACAACTACATGAACTTCATCAAATTTTGAATCACGAGCAGATGCGAAGTTTGATGTACCAGGACGATCTGATATGTTATTCCAATTAATTGTTGAGTTTGTTAATTGAATTGTTTGTGAATCAAACCAATCTGTGCTTGAAGTTGGAACTCCAGTTGTATAGGATGAGGATTCTCCAGTGGTGTGAATCGCAACTTGAGAAACTCCAAACTTGTAAATACCATTTGGTTGATAAGTTACATCTGTTGAAACACCTGCATTTGTCAATGATTCTAATATCTTAACCGATACTTGTTTTAGATTTGTATCTACTTGTGTAACGATACCTTTAAAATATCCAGTTAACAATGATGTTGAACCTACACCTGCTACAACTGTGTTAGCTGGAATTGCTTGTGTAATACCCATACCAACAGCAATATTTGTTGGTAGTGTACCAAAAGTTAATATTTGATCTGCTAAATCGTCAATTATTGCAACTTTTAAGTTATTTGCCCATGAACCAGGATTTCTAGCAGCAACAGTTACATCTGTAATTGTTGATCCATCATATCCTAAATCATTATAGTGTTCTGTGCTTTTTATTTTTATACCTGCTGTTGATACTCCAGCATATGCGTTCTTAAGATCGTCATCATCTGCTCGTACAACCCTCAAGGCTCCTCCGTAAGCAAGATATGATGAAGCAACCATCCAATACTCATAGTGCTTATCAGCAGAGTATGGTTTTCCAAAAGCATCTAATAAATCTTGTTCTGTCTCTACCAAAATTGGAAGGTCAACTGCTCCTTTAGCAAATGGGCCAACAAGAGCACCAACTTTATCCGATGCTGTGTCTACACGACCAACGGTTAAGTCAACTTCTCTAACTACAATTCCAGGAGATGCTAAATTTAGTGGCATCTTTGTTCTCCGAATCTCAGATTATTTCTGAAATTATTTATTAAAATATCCTTTTTCATGTAGTCTACATGCACTAAAAAGCACCATCCCAGAAGGTATCACCCATGGGTTGCATGTTTCTTGATATAAAATATAGTCCTAAATTACACACAAACCAATTGATATTGATTACCCAAGTCTGTCTCCACAAATATTTTCGATTTGTTTCTACTATGAATATATTTCTCTGATTATCAGATTGTTTCACGATTTGCTCTAATATCAATGCAATCACAAATCCAATTGCGTAGATGTAAAAAGCAAAGTTAAGAAAACTTGAACTGAAAAGTAAAGCTGAAATCATCTGTAATCCCACATGTAAGAACGGTCTCCATACTCATCAGTATGCCATACATCTCCGTCTTTGTCAACGAACTGAGTGTCCTCTAATCCAGTTTCAATAAATCCAAAAGGTGCCATGTCTTGTTCAATTTGATTTTTTTGCTCCTCATATATTCTCTTTCGTATATCATTATCTGTCATTTCTTTAAAATATTCTTGTTGTACTAACCACGCAAATATTACTAGACACATAGCTAAGTCATCATTACAACCCTCTTCTGCTTCAAATGAATTATGTCTTTGTGCAAATGTGGTTAATTCTGATATAATTTCATAGTCGCAAGTGATTAATTTATGATCTTCAATTAAAGTCTTCAGGTTACTACAACCTAATTTTTTAACCGCAGCAGTAGTTCTTACACCAAGTTGAGTCTTCTTTCCTGAAAACCCTTGACCTACTATTTGACCATTTCGACCTCTCATCGACGCCATAAGCAGGTTTTCATATTCTAGATCATATTGAAGTATGCTGGCAACTTGATCTCCGATGTCATTTACTTCGACTAAGATATAAGCATTATTGAATCCTTTTGCTACATCAAGTATAACATTTGGAAACAACATGGGTTTGATTTCATTATTTCGATATTTTGCAACTACTTTATATGGAAACTGAGTGACATCAAATACTATAAATGCAGAGTAATCGTTTCCAAGTCCTCTTGCAACGTCAACTGTAACTATGTAATTATGATCTTTCTGTGGTTTTTCGTAGATATCTAATCCAGCATTCTTTGTTAATGGTGTTTCATACACCATATTTCTTAATATAGAAGGTGCAATTAAAGTATTAATAGATCCTAAAAACTCACATTCAAACTCAACTTTAAATTGTTGTTCAGATGTATTTGCGATTGTTTGCTCTCTCCATACATCATCTCGACCTGGCACTTCAGACCAATGAACATCTGTTGGAATATATTCATTCTTCCCTCTTTCTGCATCATGCCAATACCTGTAAAAGTGGTTCATCCCGTGAGGGGTAGATACCATTATGACTTTGGTGTTTTTACCAGAAGTGATAGTAGGATATACTGAGGCAAAGAATGACTCAGCAATATGATTAGGAACAAAGGCAAACTCGTCCAGAA